GAGTCGCCCCCAAAGAAACTTTACACCAGAATTTCCTTTAGCCCGCAAGAGGGCCAAAGTCGGAAAACTACAAAACCATGAGCGAGAACAAATTGAAGCAAGATCAGGAATTGACAGGAGCCATTGAGGAAACAATTAGAACACTGGAATGGTTGAGGATGTGCCCTTTCATCAGAGGCTATTTAAAAGCCAGGAAAGAAGAGATTGCCGGGATTGAAAAAGTTTTTTTTGATTACTTGAACGACATAGCTGACTCATCGGCGGTAGCCGATTGAGTCCAGCGACTTGTTCTGCATTTACGAATTACGATTATGGCTAGACTAGACAAACAATTTTCATCGGACAAGGTAGAGTGGGAAACCCCGCTAGACTTGTTCAATCCGCTCGACGAGGAATTTGGATTCACGCTGGATGTTGCGGCAGATTCCACCAATGCCAAGTGCGATGATTACCTAACCCTATCAGATGACGGACTAAACACTTCTTGGTCTGGCGTATGCTGGTGTAATCCTCCGTATGGGCGCGACCTCTCGAAATGGGTAAGAAAGGGATGCGTCGAGACATGGAATGGAGTGACGAGTGTTTTCCTAATTCCTGTCCGCTCTAATACAAAATGGTGGCATGATCTTTGCATCCCGTTTGGGGAAATCCGATTCGTGAAGGGGCGACCTAAGTTCGGTGGAGCCGATCAGGGGTTGCCGTGGCCGTTAGCGATCATCGTCTTTCGAGGGAAACCTATTTTGCAGAACAAACCAAAACACCAGCCCGAAGGGTCTGGCGTTTGAACTGTTCCAAAACCAACATTATGAGCAAAATCAAATCTGACAGGAAAAAAGGGCTTGGCTATATGGCCCGTGACTTTGACGAAATCGACATAACGCCGACCCAGGCCGGGCAGCTTGTCGGGATGGACAACGAAACCATCGAACGCATTGTATCGGAATTGGGCCTTTTGCCAGTATCGGAAGACGGTAACTCCAGGACGTATCCTGTTAGAGTTTTGATTGAAGCAGCGGTTGCCAGACCGGACAAAATGAAGTCAGCGGATCGGAGAAACGAAGCGCAAGCGGACTTGCTTGAAACCCAGAATAAAAAAATCAAGGAATCCTGGGGTAACATCGAGGACGCCATCAGAGAAATAATTCCCTTTTTCCAAGCTGTTCAAACCGAAATACAGCGTTCAGAATTGAGCGAGGAAGCCAAATCAGAATTAACGGAACTGTTGCGGAAGATTGCCGGCGAGGAGTTGGGCGAGAACGCATGAGTCCAGGCATCCATAGCGAGGAACGAGCGGAGGATTGCTTTGCGACGACTTGTTCTCTCTTGCTCGATCTCTTTTGTTGCGGAGGCGGGGCGTCCGAAGGCTATTCCCGCGCCGGATTCACCGTAACGGGGGTGGACATCCAAACGCAACCGGAATACCGCCACGCTTTCGAGCAGGGAGACGCGCTCGAATACCTTGAAGCATACGGCGACAAGTTCGACGTGATCCACGCTTCCCCGCCGTGTCAGGGCTATTCCGCGCATGTATCATCTGAATCGAGCGCGTGGACTCCAACGAAGGGGAAAGATGAGCCGCGATTAATCTCCCACGTCCGCGAACTACTCCAACGCATCGGCAAACCCTACATCATTGAGAATGTGATGGGAGCGCGGCGGGACATGGCCGCAAACCTCCAGCTATGTGGGACGATGTTCGGACTGCCAATAGCGCGGCACCGATTGTTTGAAACGTCGATGCTGATTCCGCAACCGCACCACGAAGATTGCCGGGGAGTGGCGAAACGCTTCGCTGCGAAAAAAGGGTGGGAATACCGGGATATGTCCGTGACCGGAAAAGGGCGGCGAGCAGGGACAAGCGAACGGTGGAAAGAAATCATGGGCATTACCTGGAACCTTCGCCAGAGCCAATTAGCTGAGGCAATCCCCCCCGCCTACACGGAATACATCGGACGAATTTTGAGAGAGAACGCTGGTGATGACTCAGACCGAAGGGATTGAGTCCATCCCCCTTGTTCGCAAATTGAATTTACCATGAACGACGAAATCAAAGCAAAACACAAGCAGGACGAGGCGCACGGAGATGCTGTGAAACATCTAGTCGAACACCCACTGGACATCCCATCACTGGAGAGGCAAGTATGGCACAACTACGATCTGGGCGACGAGCCGTTTCTATCTGCTGGCTACCAGTGGACCGACAAGCCCCACCGCATCCTTAACGATGCGATTACCGAGATTCGCGCCCTCCGCGCTTTTATTGCGAACGCACCAGGACAGGCACCGCGTTAGCGGTTGTCTGCTCCGTCTTGTTCGCTGTCGCAGAAAATAAATCGCACAAAATGCGAAAAAAGACTTGTGCATCTCGCAGGAAGTGCGAAGATAACAACATGCAAGAGATCATCGAAGTAGGCCAATACTCAATGGAAAACATCGTGGCGACCATTCGCCACCATCTTTCCAACAACACAAATGGAAACGGCTTTTACGAGGCCGTCAACTTCGCTGAGACCATCTGGTCTCCTCAAACTTCATTTAAATACGTTCAGGAAATCCGGGACGGTCAACCTTGGTGGGACTGCTATTAAGCAGTCCCCGAAAGGGGAAGTGATTCTAAATCATAAATTAAATGTTCGAAGCAACCACATACACAAAAACCTGGGCAACCGTTGAAGTGCCACGCCATTGGGATGACTACGGCATCGAACGAAATCTATCAGGAGATTACCCGCTACATACCGCACATCATCTGATGAATCGACTCAACGGAGTGAAAATTATAAAGACATGGGAACGCACATACGAACGCGGCCCAATTAGAAAAAGAAAAAGATGAATGAAAAATACTGCGATAATTGCTACCGAGGTTTTTATGGGACGGGAAACTTTTGCCACAAATGTGACTTTTGGAAGTGCTTTAATTGAAGTGAATAATGGACTTTGCAAAAGAGCTAAAAAGACATCAATCGCGGCTTAAAATATCACAAGAGCGATTGGCCGAAATCCTAGGCGTATCGCCTAGAACGGTTTGGAAGTGGCTACAGGGAGAGGAGCCGCTAAAACTGACGCAGGAAGGCGCTCTTGCTAGGTTAGATAAACGATTGGGGATTTTTGAAGCGAATACACAAAAACACCGGCCCGAAGGGTCTGGTGTTTGAACTGTTCAAACCCCAATTGAGCCCGTTTGAATTAAAAACGCTGACATTTCCTTAAAAAGCGTCTATTTTAGGCCAAATGGCCGCAAAAATAAACAATTCAGCGCCGGAAAGATTGGTTGCCGGTGATTATTACGCATGGCAAACAACCCCGGCAGGGCTTGAGAATGTCGATAGCGTATCAGTCAGCATCAAGACAACCCAAAACCCCGGCTTTGCCATATTGCTACACGGTGTCAATCAGGGCGACAGCTTCAAGTTTGAGCTGCTCGGAAGCTATACGGAAGACCTTGATCCGGGCAACTACGTTTTCACCGAGTCAGTTTTATACGATCACGGACGCGAAACCGGAACCGGCACCGCGTGCGTAGTGGTGGCGAATCCTTTTCGGGATTTGAAGCAGAGCCACACTAGAAAAGTGGTTGATTTGCTCCAGGCTCATATTGAAGGCCGGCTTCCTGAAGGCATTGAATCGACTACGGTTGGCAATGTTCCAATTTCCAAAATCCCGCTGAGCGAGGCAGTTAGTTTGCTTGATCGTTACAAAAACAAATTGCGCGAGGAAGATAAAAAAGCGGCTCAAGAATTAGATCCAAACCGGGCGAGCGGCAATATTGCCAAGGGATTTTTTACACAGAATTGACATGGCCAGGATTTCACAAATTGACCCGAAAACGGGCGCGTTATCATTCACAGAGCAGGCACAGAGTTCGGTGAAAGATTCGACTATTCAAAACAGCTTCTTTGATGGCGCAAAGGTGAACCGATTCACTCAAGACTGGGTGACGCGCAACGCTACGTATGATTCTTTGTTGGAGTCAGACCTGAAGAAGCTTAGGGCGCGTAGTGCCAGTTTGATCAGTAACGACGGTTACTCGAAGAACGCTCAAGATTTAACCGTTGCCAACATGCTAGGTGATAACGGTTTCAAGATCCGGGTCTATGCCAAAAACCTTAGAGGCGGGGAAGACAAGAAAGCGTCTCAAGTAGTCGAAGAAGCATGGAGAAAGTTCTGCCGTTCAACCGACTACTCGGTTACGGGGGACATGACTGAGCATGAATTCGACGCGATGTTGATCCGTTCGCTGTTTGAAACCGGCGACGCATTGCAAAGAATCGTTCGGGGGTTTTCCGGCAACAAATCCAGGTTCGCTTTTCAGGGCATTCCAACTGCTCATCTCGATCCTGAATTCCATGACCGGCAGCGTGGAATTGTGATGTCTGTTCAGAAAGACAACTTCGATAAACCGATTGCTTACTACCTAACGAAAAGCAACCCAGGCGATGAAATCGGTTATGCGTCAGCGGGTGCCTATGCTGACAGGCTCAAGGTTGAATCGAAAGATTTGATCCACGCATTTATTTCAAACGAATTCGGAAGCACGCAGGGCCAGCCCTGGCTGACACCGGCCATTTCGAGATTGAGACAGTTACACGGGTACGAAGAAGCTTCATTGATTTCTGCCAGAATGGAGGCCAGCAAAATCGGGTTTTTAACTCAAGATTACGAGTCAGGCGGCTATGATGGAGAGGGCACCGATTCAATGGGGAACATTACAATGGACGCTTCGGCTGGATCTTTTGAAGTTCTGCCGGCAGGGGTTGAGCCAAAATTGATTGATCCATCAAACCCAAACGGTAACTATCTCTCATTCCGTAAAGGCATCTTGCAAGGTGTCGCCGCTGCGCTGCCTGTTACCTATCACGGTTTAGCCGAAGATTTAGAGGGCGTTTCTTATAGCTCGATTCGTAGCGGAACATTGGCCGAGCGCGAGCAATGGAAAGGCTTGCAAAGATGGTTTGCCGACAAAGTGAAGCGCCCGGGGTTTTTGGCCTGGCTTGAATGGTGGTTAATTTCCGGACAGTCACCTTTTAAAATAAGCGATTTCGACAGGTTGACAGATAGGGTTGATTTCACCGGCCGACGTTGGCAATGGGTTGATCCAGTTAAGGACGCACAAGCTGAGAAGATGAAGCTGGAGATGCGCCTTGCATCTCATCCGGAAGTTCTGCGCGAGCAAGGCAAAGATTTTGAAACCGTTCTATCCGAATCTGCCGAGGCTGAAAAGTTAGCTCAGCAACTGGATTTACCGCTGTTTCCTGATCAAGTGCCGCCTGCTGAACCTGCTACCGAAGAAGATTGAAGGGTGCGCAACGGCATCTATTCATTTCAATTCCACAAAAACACCGGGCCGGGCTCGATGATTTTTCTTCTTTAAAAGGTTGAATTTCTGTTGTAAAGTTGATTTAACGCACAAAATCAACTATATGAAATGGTATTCGATCAAAGCCCAGACAGAAGAGAAAACCGCTTCTGTTTCAATTTCAGGAATTATCGGAAGTGAGGGGGTTACGGCGGAAACCTTCGCGGCAGATTTGGCGGCTTTGGGCGATATTGAATCGCTCGATGTAGACATTCATTCTCCCGGCGGTGACGTGATGGAGGGGTATGCCATATTTAACGCATTGAAAGAAAGTCCCGCCAAAATCACCACTAGGACAAAGGGTCTGGCCGCTTCAATGGGAAGTG